TTGGATTGTTATAGTTTCTCCTGCCACGAAAAGTTCACTTGGAGAAGAAACCAGCAAAGTATTACTATTTATTTGTGTTATTTGACCCACACTTGCAGTTGTGGTCCCAACAATAATATCACCTACATTAAACAAAGAAACAGTGCTAACTGCAAGTGAGATTGTTTCTGGTACATTACCAAGGTTGGTCTTAACGTTTACAGTATGTTCTTCATCAGGTCCGGTAAGAAAAGGGTTTAACATAACGATTTGTTTTTCAAATACCTGATTTGAGGTTGAATCGATAAAGTCCGTTACGGTCTTTCGGATAACTGCGCCGTTACTAACTTCTCCATAAAATCTTACCCTTGTCTCGAAGTCGAGAGTATACACAATAGTTCGTCTGGTATTGAAATCACCTTCATAATCGTCGGCTATTCCTACTCCATTCAATACAAATGGCATATCAGTTTTTATGCTGTCGTTAACCTGTTTAACCGTGACCGTATAGTCTGGTTGAAAAAACGGCAAAATCTGTTCGATGATTTGTAAAGCATCGTCTTGATTCTTGGACATTATATTTAATTGAATTCCCATTCTATAACCAACAGGTCCCAGTATTCTTTTCTTGGTGTATGTTGAAGAAGATGTATTTGTCAGAGTCTGTTTGGTCCCTTTCTGCATTTTGGTGTTTGGGTCATAACTTAAGCTAGTCAACTCAAAAGACATGCGAGGCAATTTGATCGCAATTTTAGGATCGTTTAAATCCGCCTGTTGATCAATTCGAGCAAGAAACTTCTTTTTAGGTCCGTACGATAAAGGTACTTTTGTTATATTTTTAACTGTGCCTGCGTTGTCAGTTCGTAGTATAGTAATGTCATTGAATAAAGTACCGAACACCGCTACTGATCTTCTTATAGTCTCATGATAAAAATGTATTCCGTTAAACATTATAAAGTACCTTCAGAGAATGGATTGCTTTCTGTAAAATCAATTATTTCATTGGCCTCAGTTTCAAAGTCGAAGTTTTGTGAGTCCTCTGTATTTGGAAAAACACTACCAACTGTAGAAGTAGAAATATCAAACACTTCTGTTATGTTGGCCGTTGCGCCAGATACTGAACCTAAAATCATATTTGCGTTGACTTCTCCAGTTATGAATGAATGAAAGAGACCATCATTTGTTTCAATGTCTATTACTTGCATAACCGCTTCTGGATGATTGATATTGACTACTTCTGCTTTTATGTTAATAAGAGGTTCGTCTTGAATAATCTGTGTTATAGTTTCGCCTTGTATGAATGTACCGGTAATCAGACCTAATTGGAATCTAGTAGTATAAGCATTAACTTCGATTGCATCTATTTCTGCTACACCGGTATTAAAGTCTTCATCATTCATTTCGAATAGTCGTGCCTGCATCTTATATACAGGAAGATTCGATAGTTGATAAAAAGGCATTTCATGTTCAACAAACGATATCTCGAAGAAACTGTTAGACATAGGCAAATAAATAAGGTCGCCTTCATTAGGTCTATTTTGAAATTCATCATTTTCAAAAGATCCAACCATCTGTTCCCATCTACGTTTAGCAACTATAAAGGTCGCTTCGTCTCTAATTTCAAGGCCAAATTTAGACATAAGATTGCCTTCACCTTCAAAGCCTTCGTTGCCTTCGATATAAACTTCGATCATGTATGCATCATCGAATTGAGACTCTACATCTTCATTTAATATAGAATCTCGGGTAACAATATTACGAGGAAGGTAGTAAATATCTTGTCCAGCCCACTTAACAGATTCGATGATTAAATCCTCAAAAAGAATCTGTTCAGAACGAACCTTGGTTGATAAGTATAAATTAGTTGGCATTTGAACCTGCTTTGTATTTAGTTGTGGTTTCTATAAAGTATGTGTTAACCAATGAAAAAATCTAAAGGAGCCTCCCAGTTAATTTGCATATCAGTTTCTAGTTTTTCAACCTCAGCATTCGCTTCTTCCCACATTATCTGTCCGTTCATAGTAACACCACCTGGGAGAAGCATGCCTTCAAATTTCTTCAAATTTGTTCCCCATTGGCGCTTAATTAATGCTGTTATGTAACGTTTCAGAAACATATCATTATAGACTGAAACGTAAGTTTCTGGGTTAATTATAACAGATGCATCTAATATGATCCAATCATTTTCCTTTATGTCAGTACCCCACTGAATGTAAAGGTGTAACTTATTCTGGTGACGACTAAATCGTACTTGACTTGAAGTATTGAACATATCACGAGCTTGAGTTAATTGCCCTTGCATTTGAGAATAATATGCCATGCCTTGAAATCCACCCGATCTTAAATCGTAGACGTCATTATACGCCATTTGATAATCGATATTAAAGATGCCGCCGCCGCTTCCAGCGCCAGATGTGTTGAGTGGAACAATTCTAGTAATAACTGATATGTCTGAAGGCAGGGTTACAAATTCATTAGAGATGTCTGCCGCGGTAATTTGTATTTTGTAGTATGAATTTAAAATAGCGTCTGAATGATACATCTGATAAAATTCAATACCTTCGTCTACTCGGTCAGAAACTTGATCATCATCTACATTGATCTCAAGCACTGGCGCGCCTAATTGTCTTAGACAATAATCAATAAGCTCGTTTCGTGTTGTGACTACCATTTCAGTACCTGTATATTTCTGTTTATGTTATTTATAACTTTATATTATTTAATATACCAAACAAGTTGAAGGCCTAATCCGTCATAACCGTTACGGTCTTTTCCTAACACGCAACTATGATGAGTCAACTGTCCGTTGATTGCAATAGCTTTATTACTTGACAACCAAAAATTTTGATTAATGCCTAGGTTTGATGTACCGTGTTCATCTGTGCTTCCTGAGACGCACTGAGGAGATATCTTTTTAGTATAATCAATTCCAATAAAAACATATGTATGGTTAAAATACGTTCCATTATCAAATATACTATCGGCGTGTGCAGGTTTAATAATTGAGGAAAGAATCCATAGTACTCCAGCAATTATTATAATAGTACCGATACCCAATGCGGCTGATGCCACGGCTCCTTTTCCTTCATTTGCCCGCCATGAAGCAAATGAAGCCTTTTTTATAATAAAAATGTAAACGCTATATGCAATAACTAAAAGCAGTATAAGTGCTAAAAATGATAATGCCTGGGTCATAAAAGAAATCATAATCTTAAGTCCTTTGTTATAATAGATCAAGCAATTCTTGCTCGGTTGTTGTGGAATCTATATCAATTTGCATTTTGTCGTCATTGTCTCGAATAACTTTTCTATCGGATTCTGCTTGTGTTGCGTCTTGGCTCGGTATCTGCTTCATTATGATTGCATCATGTGGTGCAAAGTCCTTCTCTCGTTTTGCTCTGCGTAACTCATGTGCAACCTCCTTCGCTAAAGGTAAATCAGTTACCACCGCGTCACCTACAATTCTCCACGCACCACGAAAGACCTTATCAGGGACTGACACAACTTCAAGCCATGTTGCACCTTCAGGTATTGAGGACTGCTTTGAGCAAATCGCAACGGTGTTATCTTCTTGTTGATATGCGTACATTAATGCTTCCTCAAATAGTTAATAGCCTTCTCAAGAAGCCCTATATCATCTTTAAAATGGCCTAAAGCAAAGTTACAGCTTATACATAACAAGCCTCTAACCTCACCTGTTATGTGGTCATGGTCTACGTTTAAGCTCTTAGTGCAGTCATCTTCATGTACATTACATATTAAACATGAGTAATCCTGACTTACCAGCATACTCGTATAGTCATCGTAGGTTATGCCATAGTTTTTCTTTAACCTAGTATTAGCTACTTGCCTTGGGTTAGCTTTATACCATGCCTTAGCCCTGCTGCTGACCTTATCTTTTCTACTGTCGTCATAGGCGATATACTGATAGTTGCGACAAGGAATGCATATATTCCTATATCCATGCTTTGATCCCTTATCAATAACAAAGCCTTTAAGATCTTCCGCAGTATGAGCCGACTTATCACAAGAAGGGCAGGTTCTTAGTGCTTCCATATTATTCT